AGTCAAGCGTATCACTCGCACCACGCGGGCTCCAGGGAAGAGGTTTGGCCTTACGGAGAGCCACGGCTCACCATCCGATGGTCTTGGTATTCGGCAGCGCGTTCCACTTGGTCTGCCCAAATCTTCTCCGGTCCAGCTCCACCGTCTTGACCCGACCTTCAGGATCGTCCTTCAGGTTGAGAAAGCGCCTCAGAAGCACGCCCGCGCCCTGTGGGTTGATCTCTTCCTTATCGGTAAGGAACGCCGCGGCGCGATCGTCATCCGCATCCTGGCACATCTGGCCGGTCAGGCGGGTGATCAGGTAGTTCTGGAAGGGAAACCACGGAACCACAGTGCTCGTCTCGGGTGTGGCAATGTCCGGCTGCAAGCTGAAATAATGAATTGTCACCGGGACACCGATCGACGGTGGCGGCCATACGAACTCGACCGGCGGGTTCACTGATACGTCAGTGAAAAAATCACGTGGGAAGTCGTTGAAACCCGGCTGCTGAATCAGCGCGTCGTACTCCCACTGGTCGCACGACGTCATGAAATACGGCTGACCGTTGAACAGGTAGAACTGCTTGCCATTCTGCGTGCGCAGATAATCTGCCGGCAACGTGTAAGGCCCAATGCCGCTGTTGACCCCGTTGGCACCGATGTTGAACACAATCGTCGCAGTCTTGCGCGTAATTGCAAGATCGAAGGTCCGACAAAGTTCTTCCAGAATGGTGTTGAGCTGCTGTCCCGCAGATGCGACGAAACCCGGCGTCTTGGCCTTGCTACATGCCAGTGTGACGATCTGCGCTGCGGTCAAAGGCATGGCCGTTCAACATCCCTTCCAGCTTGCGCCTGCGCTCCTGCGCGTTCTTCACTTCCGCGCGCGTCAACGCCATCTGGTCCAAAAGGCTCTTGTGCGCATTGGCTTCCTGCGGACTCAATTTATCATGCGACCACTCCCCCCGCCGCCCGCCTTCCTCGTAACGCACACGAGACCGTTCCTCGATCAGCGCCAGCTGAGTCTCGAAAGACGCCAGCTTAGGACCAACACCGGCCAGCGACTCGATCAGCAGTTCCAGCTCATAATAAGCCACCTGCCGGTCCATCGCACGCGCGATCTTGTCAAGCGCCTCGTCGACCGCCCCCGCCGTCGCGTCATCTGGCAAACGGACCTGGGCTTCGATCACCTTGCGCTGAGTCTTGAGCGCAAACTCGGTCTGGTAGCGAAAGCCGATCGCGGCGTCGACAAAGACTACCTTTGGCGCTGCTTCTTCCGTCATCGGCCAACCCCCAGCAGAGCCGCCGGGCTGGCGCCCGCCAGCTGCTCGCTGCTCATGACAAGATCGCGTGGCCGGCGATTGTCACCGAAGTTGGAAAAATTAAGCCCAAGCGGCGGCCGGAAGCGCTGCCGCGAGCGCTTGTCGCGAACTTCGGTCTCATCCTCATGCGCCCATCCGCGGTTCATCTGCTCGGTCAATACCATGAAAACGTCACCCGTGACTTCGTACGTCTGCCCGTGGAAGAACTGCGTGCCATCGAGCATGATGTACTCAGAATGCCCTGCGAGGCTGAGGAAGATCGGCTGTGTCTGTTTCCTGGGATCGAGCGCCTTGCGCTCTTCAGCAGTGAACTGCGCCAATAGAGCCGCTTCCTGCCGCTGTGCGAGCTCCAGCCTGACGATCGAACGCGCCTTCTCGCGGATTGCCTCGATCTCTTCAGGCGTCAGCTGTGCTTCGAACGACAGCGGATCGTCGACCGTCTTTTTGAGGTCGATCTTGCCCTTGCGCCCATTGGGACGCCCACCGTGAAGAACGTCTGACATGTTACGGGGCTCCTACAAGGGTCCAAGCCGCCGCTGAAGCCGCAGCCCGACGTGAAAGCAAAATCGGCCAGCCAGTGCCGTCCACCCCGACGATATCCCCAGGCAGCATCTTGAGCCACCCGCGGTTTGGAACGAACAATTGCCCAGCGCGCGACCAACCCCAATTCTGGTTGATCGGCTGTGCCGGATTCTGGTCGTCCTTGATCAGTTGCTGAATGGTCGCGATGTCCGCATCCGCGCGCACGACCGAGGACGCAATCCCGTCAGGTGTGATGAATGATCCAGGGAACGACAGCGCCGTAAGCGCCGCGTTCGTCGCCGCAGTGCCTGTTGCCATTACGGTTGCCCTGACACCCAGCCCTGCATAACGACGATGGCAGCGTTCATTTGCGTCGACATGTCTGCAGACAACGAAGCCAGAAGCGCCGTGATATCGGCCGCTGCCAGCGCGCCGCCCGCGCCCGCGCCGGGCACGATCGGCACCAGCGCAGCGTTGGTATCGAACTGCTTGATCTGTCCTGTCCCTCCCCCCAGACCAGGGAGAGAAGGCGGCGTCAGCGCGGACATCGGACCGGCACCGGCACCGACAAAGAAAATCTCAACCTGGGCACGAAGTGCGTAAGCCATTGAAACCTCTCCATATCAGCTGAAAGTGACGCTGAAAGCCGAAGTCGACTCGATCCGCATGAAAAATTGCTGGTTCTCGATCAACGTGCCGTAAAACGCCTTCCAGCCCACAACACGCAGCTGGTTGAGCACATCGGACTTGTCGGCATCCTTCAAGTAGGTAAAGCGCACGTTATCGAGCACCACCTGCCCGTAGGCACCGCGGCCGAAAATGAAGGTCGGGTAGACCGTGATACCGGCGCCCGGTGCTGCGGGCGGCACCTGAGCCAAACCGATCGCCGTGATGATCACCGTCTGGCCAGGATTCATCTGCGTCGCCTGCCCGGCGAAAGGCCCGACGGTCGGCCCCGCAGTCGACACCCCGAGATTGACCGGCTGCACACCGCCCGTGCCCGTGTTGACGTAAACCGTGAAGGTAAACCCCGGAAGCGCCGGCAAAACCACCGAAATCGAACCATTCGGGCCTACCACCGCGATGTTGCCCGACAGCGCGTAAATCCGCGACTCGTACTGATTCTGCGTATCCTGCGCCGTGACCTGGATGTTGTAGGTCCCAGTCGCCAGCGAACCCGCAGCGCCCACTGCCCCGGCGATCGCCGCCACCCCGACGAAAGTGGGCACGAGGTTCGACCGACAGAACCGGATACCAGCCCACTCTCCCAGCTCGTAGTTGTAAAGCCGGTTGATGTCCGAGAAAGTCCAGGCTTGGTTGATGACCGGATTCTCGCGCATATCCGCCACTGTGAGAGTGTGCATCACCCCAGTGTAATGCGGCATGCTGCGCGGGTTGCTAGACGCCTTAGCACCGCCGGCATCCGCCTCCAGGCGCGTGTCCGTCATCTCATCGCCCATAAAACGCGGGGCGCCAAGCGTCTCAAGAATCGCCGTAGCGCGCGTGACTTCGTGCGGATTGAGCACGTCGCCAGCTAGGAGAGCACCACGCGAACCGCGCGTGTTGACGTAGTTGATCTGCGCGCCGGCCAGCAGATTGTTAAAAGTATTCCGCTCGAACGTCTCGGCAATCTGGAGCCCAAGCAATTCCTTGGCCTTGACGAACAGCGGGTGCTTGATCGTCAGTTCTCCAACGTCGGTGATGGTGATCTTGTCGCCCCACTGCTGCGCAGTCGCAGACACTTGCGAAATGCTCATTGCCTGCCCAATGGGCGGCACGCCCTCAGCAAGCGGCGCAAAAGGAAGCGGAACGCGATTGTAGCGAGTAGCAGTGTAGGCTGTGCCCCGGCCTTTAGGAAGAGTGAGTGGGTCTCCGAACTGATAAACTACCAGCTGGCGCCGCGCCAGCGGAAGCGTTTCATCGGCCAAGTAACCTTCGATGTCGGCAGCAAAAGCGCCAGCAACATTCGCAGCCATATTTAGCCTCCGTTAGTCGGCGAGCTAAATTTAGCCCGCACCCTAAATCTGCATGCCGGCAAGCCGCTTGGCGCGCGCCTGGGCCTCCGTAAGCTGCCCGCGCCGCGGCGCCACTACATCGCTGCCTGCGCCAGTCGGCCGTGTCTCCTGCCGCCGTACCCGCTCCTGGCCACGCTGTACCCGCCGTCGCGTTTCCTTGGCGCCCTGTGGAGAAAGCATGTGCTCACCGAGCAAATATTTCAGCACCACTTCACGCGGGACGATCTGTCCGCCCTGCATGAACTCCTGCCGTTTGGCCTCTACCTCAGCCGCCCAGCGCTTGTATCGCGGGTCAGCTACGCTCTTGGCATCAAACGAAGTCTTGTCGTGCAACTCAGTTTGCTGAAACTGGAAGAAGGCCATGCGCTGATTAGACTGGCGCTTGTCCCGCAGATAACGCTGCTCCATCCGCTCGTCAGGCGGAAGCAACTGAAGCCGCGCCGTGAACTGCTCATCGTTTTCCTCTTGCAACCCGGCCGGCGGCTGAAATGTCGGTCCCGGCGGCTGAAATGTCGGTCCCGGCGGCTGAGCCCGGGTTGCGACCTGACGGCGCAACTCGGCATTTTCGTTTGCAAGCCGCTGAATCCGGGTGACAGCGCGTCCTGCAACACGTTCAACGCGCTCTTCATCAAACTCTACATCTTCTTCGCCCCCAGTCTCTTGTTCCTCGCCAGTGTCGAGGGCGGCATCGTCTTCGGTTTGGCCGGCACCGTCTTGTCCTTCGAGCCCGAAATCGCCCTCATCTTCGAATAGGTCTTCTTCGCCATCGCCAACGTCCTGCTGCCGCGCTGCGCCTACCGGCGCGCGTCTAGGTGTTAGTGCCATGTCGGATTTTCCTTCGTGTGCAGTGTCTAACGGACACCAGTCGAGGGCACCTTACGGGTACCAGTCGTGTGACTAATCTACCACATCAAATAATAGGGTCAAGTCTATGAAATCCTGCCAACTCCGCGTCGCAATTCGTCGTACCACTGCTCCAGCTTCGATGTCCGCCGCTCAATTCCTGCCATGCGCTCGCGATCCACGGCGATCGAACCTATGATCACCTCGATCTTCTCGACCGCTGTTTTTATCCCTGACATTTCAGTATCTTGCCTAGACAATTTGCCACCCAGATACCACGTCACCGTAAGCATTGTACCGATAATACCGACGATCCCAAGAATCAAGGCCACCCAGGCTTCGGCAGGCATTCGCGCCCTCCATTAAAAGGGCGACCCGAAGGCCGCCCCCAGTACGCTGACGGGTGTTGCAACCGTCAAAAGTGATAACTCAGCCGACCACGAACGATATCGACCGGAACGCGCGTACCAAGCGTCTGCACGCCATTCGTCACGCTCGGTCCGTCAAGATCGACGTGGAGATACTCGGCGCCAAGCCGTAGATTTGGCGTGAGCGCGTACTCTGCACCAGCACCAAGAACCCAGCCGACCGTTGGTATCGTGAAGACAGTGCTGAAATCTCCTACCTTGACGTGACCGTAGGCAGCACCACCAGTCCCGTAAGCCAGAAGATATTCAGTAAGCAAGAAACCGGCGCGCAACCGCGTAGTGCCAAGCCACGGCAGCGAAGTGCTTACACCGTTCTCGGTATGCTTGATGCCGGTCATGGAGATGTCGGTCTCCGCGCCGACCACGAGCATGCCGAACTGGTAGCTATAGCCAAGGTGCGCACCACCAAGCAAACTATTCGCACTGTGCTTGGACGAAAGTGAGCGGACATCTGCGTCGGGGCTGGAATCGTCGAAGCTAGTGATGAAGTCGGCACCACCATAACCAGCGCTGGCGCCGAAATACAGACCACACCATTGGCAATATGGTGAAGACGCAAGCGGTGCCTTGAGAACAGGTCGCACTGCCAAGTCCGTAGCATGCGCCTCCAGCGCAGCAACCAGGATCGCTGCGCTGAAAGCGGTAAGAAACTTAAGCATGTTCATCCTCCATTGCTGAGGGCGAACTTTAGCACGTTCGCTAGACGAAAGTGTTACTCAAAAGCCTCACGGTCCGTTTTTCGTGCTCATCACTTTCGTCAGCCCGGTGAGCACCGCTACGTTGACAAAAGCGATCAGCCCCATCCATGCCGTTACCGATGGTATCCACTCCATCGGCACGACGTTGGTCAGATGCACCGTGCCCCCGGCAATGCCTTGCGCGATCGTCGTAGTTATCCCAAGCCCAAACGTGAAATCCGAAAGCGTGATCTTCATGGTTACACCACCTTCACGTCATGCGCGGGCGTCGAACCCGGCATGATGATCTTCGCCAGTACTGGCGCCAGCCCGGCCGCCGTCGGCCAGCCATAGCCCAGAAGTCCCATCCGCCGGCCGTTACGCGGAAGAGCCTCGATCTGCACCATGTCGCCCTCGTTGCCGCCAAGAATATAGAGGTACTCCCCGTTGGCGCTTTCGCCGCGGTAGAACCCGACATGCCCAAGCCCCGACCGCGGCGCGCCGCGCCAGAAAATCGCCAAGCACCCGAGCGCAGGCGTCAGCATAGGGGTAAACAGCGCATTGCCGATGAAACTATGCGCGCCCGCTGAGCGCGAGCCATGCACGCCGCAAGTCTCCAGCGCCGCATTGACAAAAATCGCACACCACGGATCACCTTCCTCGCCAGCATGCGCCAGCTCGATATAGCGGCGCACCACCGGTCCGCGGTTCTCAGGCTGCTCGCGCGTACCCAGCTCGTGAAGCGCCCATTTGAACCAGGGCGGCGCATTGTCAAAATCGCTCATATCAACCCGCTATCCAGCTGGTCCCATTGCAAAACACCAGCACGTTAACTGCCCCGCCTGCTGCGATCGTTACCCCAAGCGCCGGGAGGAGAGAATCAGTGACAAAGAGAATCTGTCCCTTAGCCGCAGCATTGCACGTTGGAAGCGCGCCCACTGTACTCTGGCCGGCGATAGGACCAATCACACTGCCAGTTCCTCCCATTGGTAGTGGAAGCGGAATTGGGATAGGCGGAGAAGTCGATGCGATTTGAGCAACCGATCCTACGACAAATGCCAGCGCTCCAACCACAGCGCCGAGAAGAAAACGAGTCATCGCACTTCTCCTGAAAACAAGCAGTGAGCCGTTGCCGTCTTGGTAAAAAACGCCGTCGACGGAGTCGAACATACCAGCGTAATCCCCGTCGTCAAAAGCAGCGGCGCATCCGCGTAGCTGACAGATAGCACAGTCGAAGCGGCAAGCGGCCACCACTTTACTGGCACGACTGCACCATCGGCCGGAATTGCCGTCGCATCGAACAACATGACGATAACAGCGCCAGTCGCATCGTTGTTAACCTGGAAACTGGACAGCTGCCCGGCACCAGGCTTCAGCACCCGTCCGGTCTCAAGCACCGCCGATGGTGCTCCGTAACCGATCGGCGCGTTCTGTCCGTACGCCACATAAGACAAAGCGCCCAAGGCAAACGAGACAAAGTTGATTACGACGTAAACCCAAAGTGTCTGCAAAAACCGATTCATTTCACCCTCGCCCTCTCAGCATCGGAGGCTGGCCCGCGGCCGGGCCGATCTGGTCACGGTGTATCATGCCCGGCGGCCCCTGCCCACCGCCACGCTGGCCACGCACCTGCCCGCCACCGCCACGGCCCTGCGGACCTTGCTGCCCCCCGCCCATCATCTGCTGGACCTGCTGCATCATCGCGGCCTGCTGCTTCATCTGCATCTGCATCATGTGGCGCTGCATGTGCCGGCCGAAATTGCCCACCGGGTCACCGCCCATTTTCTGAAGCGCCTCCTGGTGAGCCTTCAGGTGCTCAGGATCCTGGTCCTGCGGATGGACTGCCAGCTCAATCCCCTCAGCCAGCCACTCGTTCTCGAGCTGCGGCTCAAGAGTGACTTGCTTGGCTTCATCGACAAAGACCAGCGGAGCAAGGCGCGGGCCGAACAGGCCCTCCATCATGTGCGTGATCACCGGAACCAGATTGATCTTGTAGCCCTGGTACATCTGCGGCGGCAGCTTCATCACCGTGCCGATCCCGGCGATCTGCTGCTGCATCTGCATCTGGTTGCGCGCCTGCTCGACACCGAACCAGCGGTAGGAATATTTCTTATCCATCTGAATCGGCGGTACCCAGTCCATTCTGGCCTTCAGACCCATCTCGCCAAACTGTCGGACCAGCAACTTGTCCTTGCGATGCTGGTGGTCCAACTCGATAAACATCTGGACAAGCGGCATAAGTATGCCTTCTTCAAGCGTCGTCACTGCGTCGGCAGTCGTGAGAATGTCCACTTGCTGCTCGCGCGCCACATCCGCCTGGGATGGCTTGGTCTTCTGCACACCAGATTGTGTGATAGCAGCAGGCGAGACCGACAGAGTCTGCATGATCTGCGCTTTACACTGACCGACAATCTCGAATCCCGACTTCCAGATATCCGGAAACTTGACGATCTGCGTATCGTTCGGCGACGTTTCCCACACCGCTGCGAGAGAAAGCACCATCGAACCGATACGCGGGTTGCGCGCCGGGTCTGTCATCACGATCGGCAGCATCGAGTACATCGACGAATCTGCCGCTTCGTTGATCACATCGTTGGCGTAGTACTGCGTCTGCTCAGTCGGCTGGACCTGGGATTTACCCTTGAAGCTGCCCTGGATCTTCTCCACGGGAACCGAAAGAAGGGGCACCCTGTCAGACCAGTAAGGATTGCGCTTACAGCCGAGGATGATTTTTTCAGAACCGTAGAACACCCGGCAGATGCGCCGCTCATCTTCGCCGCCATCCACTGACGGTATAGTCAGCTCGGTCCAGGTCTCATAAACTTGCGCGTGCTTCATCTGCCCAGTGGTCTTGATTCCCGCCGCGTCCGTCACCACCTTAGCCTTGTTGGTGGTCGTCGCACCCTTCTCATCGGCCATGTTCTCCAGGATCGTCTCGCCGGCTTCCTCGGTGATGTCTTTGTCCTTTATCATTTTCTTAATCTTGGACTTCGACCAGCGCCGGATTATGGTCGCTGAGCCTCCCATCGCGATCGCCTCGTCAACGGTTTCGGCTGTCGCTGGGAGAAGCAGAACATCGGTATCGGCAAGAACCTCAACATGAGGCCCGCCGTCGGTCAGTGTTTCTTCGGAAATGTCTACCGCAGGTTCGGGTCCTGCAGTGAGCTGTGCAGGCTTGCGCCATACCACGTGACGCTCACGCTCCCGCCAGCTGACGTACACATTATACTGCCCCTCGATGTCTCCGTTGACGCAGAGCGCAGGGACCACCGTAGTTCGCAGCTTGCACTTGCGGATGTAGTGTTCGACAAGCGACATCTCGGCTTGCGGAAGGGTGCCGTCTTCGGAAGTGACTTCGACGAAGCGGCCGGCCTGAGGGAAAATCTGATTAGTGAACCGGGTCCTGCGCGCCTTGACAGCGTCGTGTACGATGGGTAGAAAGATTTGAGAATTTCCCGAGTAATACTGCTTGGATCCAAGCCGGACATTGTAGATGTCCCAGTAGTCCATTGCGGCATTGGACCGTTCCTCCTGGTTCTCGAACCCGCGCTCGATGTCCTTATACAGCTCCAGGAGCGCTTCCTCGACATCGGGGTTCGCCGACAACTCCTCGTTGCGATCCTCGATACCGGGCTCATCGTCGGACTCGTCGCCCTCGACCGGCTGACCGCCAAGACCCGTGAGCGCATCAATCTCTGGCGAATCATCGTCCGGCTGGTCGGTCCGCGAGTCAGGTTTTTTCGCGCGTCTGGCCATCAGGGTACCTTCAGCTCTGTCGGACCCGCCTGCGCGGTTGCCAGGATCGTCTTGTACATCCGGCCATCCGCCGCTATCGCGGTCCTGACCTCGCCCTCGTTCTGGTCAGCCGTCTGCCCCATCACCGCCACGAAGCTCTCCAGGCCCTCCATGAGCACTTTGTAAGGCCCGTCCACGGGCGCATGGCGCAGCTGGCCACGCTTGTCCAGCTCCCAGGCATAGCCCCCGGCAAAGGCGTTCAGCGTCCAGCGGGCAGACGCCGCCACGGTCAGGAGGGGCTCGTCGCGGCGGCGCCGGGTAAGCAGCGAGCGCAGAGACTCGCGCCCCTGGAGTATGTCACCCCCGGTACGCGGCTGCAACTGGGCCGCGCGAGCAGCTACTGCAAGGCCCACAGTATCAACATGATCGCGGCCGAGAGCAGGAGACATGACCCGAACGGGCTGTCCTGCATCCAGACGTGCAGCCGAAACAATGTCTGCCAGAACCTCGCCCGGAGATCCTTCCTTGATCCAGTCGGCATGCACCCTCACCTGTCCGTCCACCACCTGAAGCAGAACCGCAGTGGTGTACTGGGCGGTCGCGTTTACCGCAAGCCACCACTTCTCCCGCGTGCGGTGTAGAGTGGCAGCGATATGCTCGTTGCCGAAACCATCGTAAACTGGCAGGCCGGGCCTCATGGATTGGGCGTAGGCAAGCGCGTTGGGGAAGTCTTTACGACCTGTAGGAAAAGACAGGAGCTGGCCACGGGCTTCAGCACTGACATCCACAAATTCAACTTCTCCTGCTTTGAAGAACGGTTGTAATCCCCTGATAAAACTATCTTTTCCCCTTGGAGGAACAAGCCGGCGAAGCGGCAAGAGCTGACGGCGCTGAAGGGCTCTGTGCCGCAATGGCTGCATGATGAATTCTTCGAGCCCGGTGGCTTCGACGCCGAGCTCGATGGGAGAGAAGCGATCGTCGGTTTCAAGGATGTCCTCCACGATCTGGTCAGGAAGCCAGAGCTGGGCATCGCCACGCCACACGATCAGGCGCGAGCCTGTCCAGCTGAACACTGCCACGCCGGTCATAGCGGACTTGACGCCTACAGTGCGCGCCGGATCGTAGGCAGCATAAACCGCCTGCCACGTCCGCACATGGGCCTTGGTCCTGGCCATTCCCTCGCTGAACAGTCTTGCGCCCGGGTCATCGGCCTCACACATATACTCGCAATTGAAGGCATGCAGCATGCCGCGCCGCTCGTACTCGGCGCGCTTGACAGCGATTTCCTGGAGGCTGAACTTCTCCGGCCACAGGGCTACCCATTTGCCAGTAGGCAGGTCGTAGCGCTCCACGCCGCTGTCAGCCTGCCCCATCACTGGAAAGCGGTGGTGCTGCCACGCCGGGTCGCGGGCGATCTCGGCGATCACCGCCTTGTCGTCCAGGCGATTACCCAGAAAGCGGATACGGTGGTCCTTGGCGAGCGCCGGAATAAAGGTCCTATAAAGCCAGTCCATCGTCTTCTCGCGCATCTCCGGAGTGCGCACGCTCTCTTCGTCCTCCAGATCGTCGATCAGCGCAAAGTCCGGCCGGGCATCAAGGTGGCGCATGCCTCGCATCGACATCCCGGCTCCCAGGGCCTGGATCGCCACCCCGTTCGCCAGAACGATTTTCCCTTCGCCCCACTTCTCTCCCTGCTGCTGGCCAAACAAATACTCGACAGAAGGATTGATCGACAGCTCGTTCTTGACGGCGTTGAGCCGTTCGCAGGCACGCTGGTAGGAAGCCCCGATGACCACTGCATTCTTAAACTCGCGCAGAAGCGCCTGGATGACGATGCCTTCCTCTGCCAGCGTGGACTTCGCTGAGTCGCGGAAGCCTTCGATCACGACTTTATCTTTGGACGAGTGGAAGGCATCAATGATCTGGTTGTGAAAAGGCGGAGAAGGAAGAAGGTGACGATGTTTGAAGATGACAGCGTGCGCGAGCCGGCGCTTGATGCCCAGTTCGATTCGCAATTTGTCACGATCGAGTTCCTCCGTCACGTAAAGGCGTCCTTGATTGCCGAGTGCCAGTACTGGCCAGCACTGGGAGCGGTGATCAGCTCATCGTATATCTCTTGCGGGACATCGTGGTAAGTGTATGTTCGCCTGCTGGCGAAGACGATCTTCAGCTCTTTGCTGTCCGTATCGTACTCGGCGCCGGTCAGGGCCGACGACTGCAAGGCGCTCGATAGCTGCATGGGAGGTCTCCGTGGAAGATAGCCCCGTGCCATCGCACGTTGCCGATGGCGAAGATAGTAAACCATGGTCGATCGCCGAGCAAGTGGTGGAAGACCGCTCGGTTAAGTTTAGGCTCGAATTCTCGTCGACGCAAAGCGATATTGTACGTGCGGCGCAGACCGGAGAGACGGTAGTGCCAGGGCTCGGAAACGTGGCAGGCGAGGCGCCCCCGGCCACTGACCGGCAGCTGTGGCTGCGGATATGGAACGAGAACCGCAACCGGGTTCTGGTACTCGAATTTGACCGTGACGGGCTGCTTGTCGCATCGACAGTAGAAGGACTTGCAGAGCCGGCTCGAGCCGGCTAGGAAGAGCTGGCCACGGGGTCCTGTTTGCCGCTCAAGCTGGGATCGTGGTGTTTCTCCTTTGATACCTCGGACTTGCCGGCTGGTTCTTTGACAAATGTCCAGGATCAGCCGGATTTTTT